GGCCCGAGAGTTTTTCTTGGGAACCTAGTGCTGAACAGTCGTCTGGATTTTGTGCTCCTACTTCTAGTTTGTTCGAGCGTTATAATCCGTGGCATTCTGCAGCTGCTGATGTTATGAAATGTGGTCCAATGTCTCAAACTAGTCGTGGGAAGGGCGCCGATATTCAGGCAAAGAATGTTGCTGATAATACCATGCGCATGACATATATTGATTACACCCATAGGAATGGCCTGAGTTCTGTTGTGATTCCAGCTGTTGAGGATTATACGATACGTCTGTTAGGTATTAAGAATAATATCTTTGTGACTAACAAACATGCTTTGCCTATGAGTGCCCCTTTGCTTTCATTTAGAGCCAAGATTGAATATGGTTCTGGTGGGGCTTACTCGCAGGGAACACAGGTTTCAGTGACGTCTTCACAGATTTGGTGTCATCCTGATAAAGACTTAGCTTTTATTCAGTTGACTCCTGTTGCTAGTCTGCGTAATATATCGGGACTATTTCCATTTATGGGACATACTGCACGAGCTTTCACTACTTTAATGTTGTGCGCTCCTGGGGGAACCGTCACATATAAAAGATACACGAAGGGTGTTACTTTAAAGAACGTTACTGGTCCTAATGGACCAGTTCCAGGTTGGTGTGGTTATCCAGATGTCCCCACAGAATGTGGTGATTGCGGATCTCCTATGTGGGATCATACAAATGCATCTGTTCTGGGGATACATTCGTTGGGTAGTGAATCGGGAAATTTTGGTTGCTCAGTTCCCATTTATCAAGAAGATCTAGATATGGCTTTTTTGAATTTAGATAAGAATATCAAGAGTGGTATAATGAGCGTAATTGATCCTGATTTGAAATTGAGTTTCCAGTCTTTGTATGCCGGTGTCATGAATTTGATACCTAAGTTTATGTCGATCATTCCTATTGATGATGATGGATTGTTGGACTTGAGACATCCTGACGGGAAAGATATTGAAGTTAAGGACGAGTTGCACCGTAAATGTGCGGCTCGAGATGAGTTTTATGATTTGAATCCCGCTTCAGGGACATACAATCCACCGGGTAGACTTAAGAGAATTGGAGAGGTTATAGTTAATCGTTCAA